ACTGTCTCACGCGGGTGCATCATCGCCATAAAGCCGCCCTTGCCGTCCAAGCCGCCAACACGAGCGCCGTTGCCTGTGTAGCCGCCGCCTGCAAAGCTGGGGCGAGCAACTGGCCGAACATTTCCTGTTCCAAGCGGCATGGCAGGGCCGGAAACTTGGTTGGCGTTGAAGAAGCCGCCAATCGCGCTCCCAATAAACCCCGTGATCTGCTTAACCACGAACATTTCGAACAACTGCGATATAATGCTGCGTGCCATGTCGCGGAACGCATCCTTGGCGCTCTTAGTGCCTTCAACCATAGACATAAAAGCGCTGCCCATGCTGTTTTCGATGGTCTTCCCGACCGACTGCATTTTCTCTTGGAGCGGGCTAAGAGATTGCCCAACATCAGAAACATCTTGCAAGCTTCCAGACAATCCACCAGCCGCAGAAGATGCGCCCGACAAACCGCTAGTTAAATCAGTGATCGTATTTTTAGCGTTTTCAAGTTCCTTATTGTCGCTTTCAATCGTAATGGCTGGAAGCGTCGTCCTACCGCTGGTAACTTCACCCGCAACAGTATTTTGCGCCGCCTCTGCTTCTGCAATAAGTTCTTGCGCCTTAGCAATCCTTGCATTTGCCGCATCTATTTGACGCTGAACAAGCCCAGACTGTGCGCCCGGTCGCATCCCCGACATCGCTGCTTCATTTAAGGCAATTTGTGCTTTCGCTGCGGATATTGTGGCTTGGGCTTGCTTTTTTAGGTCATTGGCAAGATTTATCGCGCCCGCTGCCGCTTCTGGCGAAGAAGTCTTGCTAAATGTTCCCAGCGCCTCATTCAAAGCAATTTGAGTTTCCTTCGCTGCATCAAGGTGCGGGGTTGCTGTCTTTATTTTATTGCCAATCAGCACAATGCCAGCGGCGACCGTCCCGACTACAGCGGCAATCGCAATCATGGGCAAGCTAACCGCAGCAAGAGCAGCAGAAAACGTGCCAAGCACAATAACCGCTGGACCGATTGCCGCTGCCAACGCGCCAACGCTCGCAATGATGGTTTTCATTCGCGGAGATAGGTTGTTAAACTTTTCGCCCCATTCGGCGATCTTGACGGCTATGGCCTCAAGCGTAGGCGCAAGGGCGACGGTAAGTTGATTCGCCAACCCGCGTGTGACAAGGCCAATAGCGCTGATTGCATCATTGGCTTTTTCAATCTTGTCTGTTTCAACCTCGGAAACAGTAACACCGAACCGCTTCAGAACCCTCTCGGCTTCGTCAATCTGCGAAGCGTCCAGCCGGGTCATGGCGATGCCTACGCGGTCGCCAAAGATTTGCGAGGATAGACCCGCCTGTTCAGCCGCCGGGATCAAGTCTTGGATGCGCTCTTGGATCAGCCTGATACGATCATCAGCGTCTAAGTTTTCAAAATCAGCCGCCGTTAATTTTAACCGCTCCAGCGCATCAACCGCAGGCCCGGTGCCTTGCTCGGCCAAAGAGATGCGCCGCGTCATCCGTGTCAGCGCGCCCTCAAGATCACCTTGTGAAATGCCAGCCGTATCAGCCGCGCGTGCCAAAACTTGCAGGCTTTCCGTGGTTGTTCCCAAGGATTGCGCCATTTTGCCTTGCGCGTCGATGGTCTGCAAAGACGACCGAACTGCCACAGCACCCATTGCCACAAGCGGCGCGGTGACGCGGGTTGACATGGTGCGGCCAACGCTTCGTAACTTGCGGCTGGCCTTGTCCATGTTGCGCTGAAAGCCGTTCATCTGGGCTTGTGCGCGCTTAATCCCTTTTCCAAACGCCGCGCTGTCAAGGGACAGCATCGCTCTCAGTGCGCCAATTTCAACGGCCATGATGTTGCCCCTTTTCCATGTCGGCTTGCAGCTTTACCTGTCGCTGAATAGCCTTGATTTCATCTGCCACATCAGGATCAAGCCGCTTGGTTTCATCCTCGCCCGGCATTTCGGGCATGTCGTTCGGCTGGTGATATGCAAACTTCGCATACTGTGCATTTTGCCACGAAACCCTCGCATCACGCAATCCCGATGCTTCAATCACCATTGCCATCTCGCGCAGAGTGTAATCCGGGAATGAAACAGGGTCTTGCCCGGACGCCACCCAATCTTTGAACAGGGCGGGCCAGTCTATTTCGACCGGCTCGCCCCCTTCCGGTTTTTTGCAGCGCCTTCCTTTGCGTCTGGAAACGCCGCCTCGACAATTTTACCAAGCAACTCAGCCGCTTTTTCATCGCCAAGATTGTCAATGACGTCTTCTGCCGCATCGTCGCTCGCCCCAGCGCCATCGTTCATGCTCTCAGCCAAAATGACTGTCAGGGCATTGATCGAATAGTCGCTTTCAAGGCTTGTCATTAGCGCCATGAAGCCGCACTCAAGACGCCCCTCAATCGCGCGCTTGGCGCGGGTCTTGAGGCGAAATGTGTGCGGCTCCCCTGCGATCTCTTTTGTGACGCCGCTAATCATTAAGCAGCCGCCGTGAAGGTGTAGCTACCAGTGCGGTGGATGGTGCAGGTCACTTCCGTGATGCCTTCAACCGTGGTTTCAGCCGCGCCGACAGTCAGGAACCCATCATATTCGTAGATCGCACCAGTAGTGGTGTTGTCCTCGGTTGCAAGCGTGTGCTTCCACTGTGCGGTGGTTCCAGCCGATGCAAGCGTGTAAAGCGCCTGATAATCTGCACTGTTAAAGTTAAAGACAAACTCCACGTCCTGCGGATCGCCAAGACCGGGCGTGTATTCCCGTGTTCGGTTGGGCGACTGCATATGCGTGCGATCCACCTTTTCAAGCGAATTGCTGGGCAAGCCACCCGATTTGAACTCAGCTACTGCCGTGAACGTCGATCCGTCATCGGTCGAAAATTCTAGCGTCCCGCCGTAGCCAATAGTGCTGACAGATTGAGCCATGATTGGCCTCCTTTCATTTGGGCCTTCGCCCGGTTATTCCCGATACGAAATCGAGAAGGTCAACGAAACGCGCTGCAAAAGTTCCGCGTCGTCTGTAAAGCCATCCCGAACAGCCGTCAGGAAAGCCCCCATGATTGGCCCGCCACGATAGCCAGCCAGTTCATTTTTTATAGCACGACTTGCCGAAATTGTCTCGGCATAGGTTGCGCCGTAGCAGTCAATCTGCACGCTGCTTGTCATCGTGCCAGCGCCTGCCATTGAATGATCTTGAACGCCACTGGTGCGAAACATCACAGCGCGCGGCGTGCTGGTCCCACTGCCAAGCGTCCCCCAAGCAATCGGGAAACTGACCGCGTTAGACAGAAGGCTATACAGATGCTCTTCCATTACTTCGCCGCCCTTTTCGCCCGCCGCGCCTGCGTCTTGCTGATCTCATCCCAAAGCCGATCGCCCATGCCTTTCAGCAAGCGTCCCTTGTGCATATCCCAAGACGGCTGAAGCATCGGTGTAGGCGATACACTGCCTCTAAACGCACCGTTCTTGGTGTAGCGCGGGCCTGTGCCAAACTCTATCAGATGCGCGTGCGGCACGCCGTTTGTGCCGCCCTCGGCACCGACAAACATATCAATCACATCTCGGTCGCGTGACTTGGCACTATCTGAAAGCTGGCTTGCTTGAATGCGGGATGTAACCTTAAACGCATCATCATCCGCGCCCGGCCAAAACGCATTGGCCATTTGTGCAATCGGCTTGAGTTCTTTTTTTAGAACCCGGCGCGCAACGCCCTTGGATGTACCGCGCGGCAACTCTGCCAGCGCGCGCTCAATCTCTTTGAAGCCTGTCATTTTAAGGTTCATGCTCATGACATCGGCCCCTCGACAACAATATACACCCACGCTTTGTCGGTGATTGCGTCTACCTCGCGGATGTTCCAAGCGGTGCCACGTCGCAAATCGCGCAGCCTGTAATCTTCATTAACCGCCCGCGTCTTGGTGCTGGATCGAACCTTTAGCTTGTAACCCTTACGCCCGGCCTCGCGCGCCGCCTGCACGCTCTCGTCACCCTTGCCATAAAGCCACTGAGCATTGCAGACGTGCGTTTCTGTCCACGCCTCTGTAGTGCCACCAAACGCATCAGTGCCGCCGCTTGGCTGGTCAAAAGCCACGCGCTCGGTCATTGCCCCTGCGCCTATGTTGCGAACCCTAGCCATACCAAGCATTCCTGTGCATATTCAGCAGGCTCTCAAAGCCAAACGGAATGTTTGACAATTCATCCATGCCAGACTGCTCGCGATTGTCATACCAATGGCCGACCAGAAGCATCAGCGCATGGCGGATCGTGTCAGGCACATCGTCAACTGTATCGCCGTAGCCGATAGTGTATTCGATCTTAATAGCGTCTTGCCGCTCTTGCGTTTCGGGCCAAGACTCTCCGTCTTTCGGCTGGATAGTCGTATATGTAGCAGTCCCAAAAATTTCGTAGTTGTTCACGTCATCGTCTTGCAGCGTGCCACTAAGATCGTAATAGCGAACCGCGTTCAAAACCTGAAACGGACCAAGGATTAGCTTCACTGTCCCGGTGGTATTGCTGTCCAGCCATTGCGCCCACTTTTGCGAAATCATCGCCTGCCCCAGCGCGCCTTGCACATCCGTAAAGGCAACCGCCACGGCAATCAGCCGCTCCAGCAAGGCATCGTCGTCATCATGATCAACGCGCAACTGCGCCTTCACCTCCGACAGCGTAATCGGGGTGATGGCTGGCGCTTCCACCAGTTCAAGCGCGTGATGACACGCTAAAGTCTGGTTTTGCCCATGCTGGTTTTGCCCATGCTGGTTGCCGTGGCCCATTTACTCAGCCCTCGTCAGGAATGGCCTTGCGACCGCGATTTTTCTTGACCGCTTTTTCAATACGCTGCTCTTGAACAGGCTCGGCCCGTCCATTCTTAACAAGGAACAACGCCTCGTCTTCGCTGCATTCAATCACTTCACCCGCCTTTTGCGAAAAGGTGGGGCTTGCGCGTGATCTCAAAAGTTTAACCTTGGGCATGTTCAGCCTCCTTATCAGCTTAGTGAGTGGGGCAGCGAACCGCCCCACCTATAAACTGACTTAGCCGTGCGTGATCTTTTTGATCGCTGCATTGTCCAGCATTGCCGAGTCAACGCGGGCAAAGCCCACGAAGGCAACCTGATCAGCCTCAGCGTACCGCTCATCAAGACGCTTGATGTCAATCGGGCGCGCGCGGCGAACAATAAACTTCTGCATGTCGCCATACAGAACCGAATCGTTTGTGGTGCCGATGTCCGCCATCGCTTGGTTGACCACATAAGTCTCGCCAAGGATGGTGGCCGCTGCGCCTGTCTGCACGCTGGCGGGTTGCCAGATGTAGTTGCCCTCGTTGTCCTTCAGCTTGCGAAGCGCCTGCAAGGTGCTGTCATTAAACATGAATGACGTGGTGGGTGCGCTGCGGTAAGCAGGATCGACCGAGTGCTGAAGGTCAATCAGATCATCAAACGAGATTGCCGAAGGATCGGCGGTAACGCCTGCGCCTGCACTTGTCACGATGCCGGTTGGCTCGCTGGAACCGCTGCCAGTGGTCAACGATGCGCCAATGCCACGACCGAAACGCTCGGCCATCAGGCTGCGAAGTTCGGCCTCAAGGTTGATCGCCGTGTCTTGCAGCAGTTCGTTCGACACCTTGATCAGGCCCGAAGTGAACTTGAAGGCACCCAGCGTGATCTGACCAAACGTCGCGTCATCCTCAGATGCAGCGGTGTTTTCAGCCAACAGAACGGCGGTGTTACCCGTATCGTTCGTGGTTGGCATGGTCAGCGGGTTGCCTGCCGAGGTGACAAGCTGGCGCGTGATGTTCTCATCAAACAGCGGCGAATAGGCCACCATCGACTTGATCAGTTCCGGGATCAGTTCCTGCGGAACAGTGAAGCCACCTTCGGAGTTGGTGCCAGCCGATTGTGCGCGATGCTCACGCAGCGCTTCACGCGCCTCGCGGGGCAGGTCGCCAAAGCCGTGGCGCAGATACTCATTGAAAGCACCACGATAGTCGATCTCGTCATTGACGTTGATCTCACGGCTTTCTTTGGCTTCCATCGGAGCGGCGGTGCGCTCGTTGATGGCTTCCAGCTTGCGCTGTGCGTCGTCCAGCTTTTCCATGCGCTCGACACGTTCGGCGATCTTGTCGTGATCGGCCATCATGGCGTCAAATTCACGCTCAATTTCACCAGCACGCTCTTCGGGAGTTTCGTCGGTCACTTCCGACAGCTTGGCGCGGGCCTCGGTGGCGATGTTCGCCATCTTCTCCCGCAGGTCTTTTACTTCAGCCATTGTAGGGCCTCCATCTAAGGGATTTGGTCTGCCATCACGGCGATCAATCCAAGCGCTTGCCCAAGGCGCGGGATTAGGGCGAACAGCGGGAGACCGCTGCTATTCCACTAAGCGGGCCTTCATCCTTACACGTCGCGCCGCTTGGCTTTTCTGCTGTGCCTGACGATGCGCTTCAAGCGACCGCAGGCCAATTTCTGTGCCTTCATAGGCAGGGGTTGTGACGACCGAAACATCGAACAGGCGCAAGTCTTGGATCGTGCGCTTAGGCATGTCGCCTGTGTCGTCCCATTCTTGACGCTCTGGCATGAACGCAAAACTCATCTTGTCCAGATCGCCGCGTTGCATTTTAGGAATGATGGAGCGAACGTCCGGGTCGTTGCGATCAAGTTCGGTTTCCATGTAAAGGCCGCGCTCGTCTTCGGACAGGCGAAGCGTGCCTGACCGCGTGCGTGCCAATGGCAAGCCGTCGTGGTTGACCAAGAACACAACATCGTCATTGCGTTCAATCGCTTTGGTGAATGCGCCGCGCGCGATGGTTTCGCGGAATAGACCAGCGATGCTAGTTTCCTCGTCAAAGACCGCAGCGTATCCAGACACGCGAACGGTCTCGCTTTCATCGTCTTCGCGCACCTGAACGTCTTGCATCAAGGTGCGGATTTCTTTGTCTGCCATATCACGGGCCTCCATAGGTTGTGGCGATAATACCACAATAGAGCGGCCCTCGTCCACTGGTGCTGCTGGTTCAAATAAAAGCGGCTCAAAATCGTTCTCGTCAAGCCACTCGCGAGCCTGATCTTCTGTAAAGTTTTCAACCTTGAAGCGGATGCTTTGAACCTCTGCCTCACCGTCTAGGACACCATAGATGAAGTCTACGCCCGTGCCGCCTTCGTTATTGCGGCGGCTGAAGCTGTCAAACTGGTCAGGATCAGCAATGCGCGCGGCGTGTTCGCCGGGATAAGGACGCGTTTCGGCGCGTTCATCGTCTTCTTGGTCCATGATGCGATTGGCCCAAGCCTGACCTGCATCACCGCCCCAAAGTGCCCAAGCGATGCGTCCATTGCTAGGATAGCCATCCTCGCCGGGGCTGAATCCTTCTGCTTCTTTGTCAACTTCGTGGCGCGCAAAATAGCTAGACATACGCCCAACAGTTTCCATGCTTAGATTTTCACCGTTTGAAATGTCACGCGCACGGGCAATTCCGACCTCTGTGCCGCCACGTCCGTATTCGCGCCGCCAATCAAGGCCGCGCTGGGCTTCTTCGCGCATTGCTTCATTCGGTGTCGGCATCAGAAGCCCCCATCTGCACGGTGATCGGCACTGTCGCGCCTTGCACCATCAGGCTATCGCCACCCTCAAGCGGCCCCTCGTCTTCAAGCGCGCGCACCTCGTTCGGCGTGCGGATCGCGTTCTGGATCGCGGTGGCGTGTGCTTCCATCCGGGTCTTGACATCGCCGCGCAGCAAGCCGTCCAGTTCGATCTTAACCTCAACATCGGCCTGACGCCCGAATAGCTTGAAAGTCAATTCCTGCTCAAACTGGCGAACCCACCGCGAAAGCGTGTGCTTGACGAAGTGAAGGTCTTGCTGCTCGGTGTTTGAAAACGTGCCGTGCGTCAGGTCTTGCAGGAAGGTCGGCGGCAAGCTGTAAATCCGGGCGATCTCTTCAACAAGGAACCGCTTGATCTCGACAAGCTGCATTTGTTCCGGGTTAAAGCCGACCGACTTTAGTTCGTGGCCAAGAGGCAGCGCCATAATCGGGCGACCGTCACGGGCCAGCTTGGCAGTTGTCCGCGCCACGTCATCCGACGCGCGCGATGCCGCCGCACCTGACTGGAACGGGCCTTGTAGGACCGCAGGCGGGATGCCACCAGATTGAAACGCTTTGCTGCCGTATTTTGTGGCCGCAATGGCCAGCCCCACAATGTCGCGGTTGGTATTGATCGGGCCGTAATGGCTGACAAAATCCCGGTGGCGCATAAACGCAATGTCAATCACGTCTTCGTAGCTGTATGCCTTGCCAGACTTTTCGTGGATGTACTGCACCACCTTGCGCGCGGTGCTGAAGTCGGGAATTTCCCGCACCTTCATCTCGCGCGGATCAACCGGAATGATATTGATAACCTGATTGCCGCCATTGCGCTCGATGATGCTGTAGCTGCGCCCGTAGGTGAAAACCTGATCAAACGAATACTTGCGCCATTCAAAGCTGCTCTCATAATCGCTTGGCGCAAAGTTGAGCATCCGCTCAATTTCAGGGCGGGCCTTGCTTCCATCTGCGCGGGAATAGATGTGGATGGGCAGCTTGGCGATGGTACTGGACAAGAAGTTAACCGCATCCCAGATCGCAGGCACCGTCAACGCAGAATCCTCGTTGACGCGAACGCCAGACGAGGATGTGCCGCCCCAATCGAACAGAGACGCCGCCGAAAGCGGAACGTTCGGGTCTTCTAGGTTCCTGGTTTCCGCTTTGCGGAATTTGTCGAAAAAGCCCATGCGTCCGCCGAGTTTGAATATTCTTGGCGATCATATGCTATTTTTCAACAGGTTTCAAGGTGGGGCGGGTTTAGCCTTCAATCTTGTAATTTTTTGAAACTACTCCCCTAGAAACATCTCCAACAACAGAGTGTTTAACCCATGTCAATTTACCAGTATGTAGCTTTCTAATGTGCCCTCTTCTAAGATGTTGCCTAACGCCTTTTCGTCTTTGATTACTGCTTGACGCTCTATCGTGTTTTTGGTTTGGCCTTATTACGAGTGTACGATACTCAAAAAAAGCATGTTTTCCTTTTTTCAATCTTGTTTTGTTTGTGTGTTTAGGTGCCTTTTTAACTTCATGATCGACGTTTTCGCATAAACTGCAAAGAGAAACATTCAAAACAGCACTTACGTCGAGATAATACTCATTTACCATATCAAGATGAGTTATTCCTGAGGTTAATTCATAACCTATTTTGCCCATTTTGCCGCCCATATTAAAACATGAAAATGGTATTTTGCTTTTGCCTTTTTCACGCATGAAGCCTTTTATGTAATATGGAACTATTGCAGCAAAAAAAGTTGGAACCCATACGCCATTTTCTGTCAAAACTGTTGAATGAGCAAAAAAACCTTCCACATCGGGGGCACCATGCAGGCCCACACTTTCCGAAAAACTTTTCACAGAAGGCAAATGCTCCGCATACGTGCAAACAGATTTGGCAACAGATGTTTCCATGCAACCCAAGGGGGTATTTGGGCAATCTACATCAAACTCTATACACACTTTCGGAAACGGCAGTTTGTACGCGCCTAAGAGGCTATCTTGAACTTCAGCCGGGTTTGTAATTAGTTCGGCGTTAAGTGGAAGTTTAAACTTAACAGCATCCTTGATGCCTTTAATAATTCTCTCCTGAAGACCAAAGTTAAAAGACCCTAAAGGCAATTTATCAAATGCCTCTATTGCGTATGTAGATGTGGAAACATTTTTCATAATTCACGCCCTCCAAGCGTTCTCCAAGGTTAAGCGCGGGCAAGTTGTGGAGTTCAACTGTTCGGCTGGCCTGCCTAGCCCGCGCACCTATATTGCAACACTTTACATTGGATGTAAACCCTACGCCTCCAACCGAAAATCAGGATCATCCCACGGCGATGGCGGCACGCTTGTATCCTCATGGGAAGCTGCGCCCAGCGCCATGGCCAAGGCCACCATGCCGTCGATCCGACCGCTTGACTTCATCTTGTCAAGCTTGCGGTTGCCCGCAGGGTCGCGAACCGCGATTGCGTTGGCCGCGCACATGTTAAGCAACGGGTTTGCGCCATGCCGCATTTTGCGCTCGGCCACTAGCCGCTCAACCTTATCAACCGCAGGTGCCATATCCTTGAACCCCTGACCAAACGGAGCCATCGGTATCTGCGCGCCGATGATGTCAAGTTCGCGTTGGAAGTCGTTAATGCGCCAGCGGTCATAGGCCAGCATGTTGATGTCGTATTGCTCCGCAGCCTCGGCCACATGGCGCGCCACAACGGCTGGCACGATCACAGGCCCGTCGATCAGCGTCAGATAACCTTGATCGGCCCAAATGTCATACGGCACCTTGTCGTTCTTAGCTTTTTCTCGGATGCCGTCAGACGGCAAGAAAAACTGCGGCACGATATGCCAGCTATCACCGTCCGGGAAAGCCATCACGAACGCGGTCAAGTCACGGCTTTGCGACAGGTCTAGACCAGCATAGCATGGCATCCCGGCCACCACTTCTGGCTCGGCCTTGTTTGCATCCCATTCCGCGCGGCTTAGGAACGGGCTTTGCGCTTCGATCCTCTGGTTTAGATACAGCCAGCGAAAGCTGTTTTCTTTGGCAGGCAGTCGCGCCGCCTGTTTCGCAAAGTCTTGCATGTCTTTCATGCTGCGGAACTCGCCAAGCGCAGGGTTTGCCGCTTTCCACGCCTTCTTGTCTAGAACCTCGCAATCTTCGGGCGCGGTGTAGACGTGGCTGACGATGCGCGGGTCTTTGGCGTTCTTGGCGTCGTCAAGCCAGATTGAAAACAGATCGCCATCCGTAGATGCCTGCGTGCTGATTGCAATCAGCAGCGGATCGTC